CAGGTCTTTGAGTCGCTTCTCAACCGCCAGAGTGTCGGGATCTATGATCTTGAAGCCTGCCAGCGCATAGTCGCGGCAGTCAAGAGCCTCGTTTCGGTTATGGCCGGGGATCTTCACCCACGCCCACGTGTTGCCGCGCTTGGTTTGCGTGAGCACCAACTTCTCGGAGAGCAGGCCGCTAAAATAATTAGCGTCATATCCGTAATACTCACCGCGCGGAAAATGGCAAAATTTCGGCCCGGGCTCCTGCACCTTGAGCGCTGACATGATCGCTGCTTTTCCGGCGTCTACGCCGAGCGAATAAAGCCAGCAGTACACTTTCTTATTATCCCGGATCGGCACCTTTGAAGGAGGCGACACGAACGGAATGCCCTCGCCGCCTTTACCCTTGATAGCGAAAACGCGCTTGTTTAAGCGGCGCCTGCATTCCTCGTAGACTTCCTGCGTGTAATGTCCGCCGGAGTCCACGCAAGTGAACGAGATCCGCAAACCGCGCTCGCTGTCTTTGAACTTGTAAACGTGGTCGATCACGTCGTCGAGCCGTTCCCAGACCTCCGGCGTGCTCGGCTTGCCCATTATGTAGCCCTTCTTAATGCCCCACGTCTCACCGTAGTGACCGTGGCCGACTACCTCATACTCGAGTCGGTTGTCCTGCGTATCTACGCCGCACGTGAGCACCAAAACGCCCTCCGGTACTTCCACCGGGGAGCCGTCTGCATTTGTGCCGTAGTCCTCGCGGCGGGCCAGCATTGTGTCCTCGTCGGCAAGGTCGCCGCGATCCTCCCAGAGCTCGCCGAACATCGTGTTAAATGTTACTTGCAGCGCCTTCGGATCGTCTTTTGTATTTAAAAATTTGAGAATGATCTTCTCCCACGGCACCCACGGGGAAGAGAAGGCGTTGAGCCAATACGAGTCAATGCCCTGCTCGTATGCGTCCGGGTTTTCCGCGATCCATTTTGCAGGCTGGCGGCGCATAACGTCCTCGGTGCTTATGCACCCGCAATGCGGGCACGCCCACGTGATCGGGCCGTGGATCTTATAGTTCTTTTTGCCGCGCACCTTCTTGACGGTGTGCTCAAAGTGTATGCGGTCGAAAATGATCTCGCCGTACTCTCCGCACTCCGGGCATTTATGGCACCAGCGCTTCTGCGTGCCTTTGTTGTAGCTTTCCTCGATATTCGAGGCGCCTTTGATCGTCGGAGTTGATACCTCGATCGCTTTCGCGTTGTAGAATGTTGTCTGACGCGCTTCCGCGAGGTTCCACGGGTTACCCTCGGTTCCTGCACTCGGTGCCCAGCGGTCGCGCTCGTCGCCGATGATATACCGGGCGGGAGTGGAAGCCAGAGCCGAGGCGCTGTTAGATCCGGCAAGCATGAGCATGCCGCCGGGGAATGATTTCTGGAGTATTGTGTTTCCTGAGTCTCGCGTTTTGACGTCCGAGACCTTAGCTCGGAGCGGCTTGCAGTCCCTTATCATGGGAGCAATACGAAGCCGCGAGAACTTTTTCGCCTCGTCAAGCGAAGGATGAACAAATAAAATAGTGCCGGGGTCTTGGTCGATAATATAACCGATCGCGTTAAGCTCAAGCTCGGTCTTACCTACCTGCGACGCGGCCACCATAACAATTTTTTTAATCTTCGGATCCGTGAATGACTCCATCGGCTCCCGGAGGTATGGTGTGCGCGACGTTCTCCACGGGCCCGCCTCTGCGGAAGTTTCCGGCGACAGTCGGCGGTATCTGTCGGCCCATTCTGCCACCGTTAGATCTTCCGGAGGCTTGAAATTTCGGACAGCCGGGCCTATGGCTGCATTTAGTTTATATGCGTCCTTTTTACTCGTCGGCTTCATCTTCAAGCTGGAAGTTCCAGCCTTCGCGATCCCTTACCCGCCGCCGATAGGCTTCGGGATCATATTTGTAGTTTGCGAGTTCGTTGAGGATCTTGTTAACCTCTGAACGAATAACAACCGAGGCTTCGGCCGCGCTTTTCGCATTTACTACGTCAACCGCAAGCCGCCCCGGCAATGCCATCATCATGCTGCGGACGGTATAAACGAGGTCGTTTGTCATAGCTTCGACGTCCTCGCTTCGGTGCATTTTGCCCTCGAGCTCTTTCAGCTGGAGGTCGGCCATATCCGCCTTGCTCCGTTTCAGATCTGCGTCCGCTCTCAGCTTGTCAGCCTCGGCTTGCACGGTGTCGGTGCTCTTTTCTTCTTTGCCGTAGGCCTTATCGCTGAGGTATTTAATGTATGCGCGGATTGTTGGCAGCAGGTCGAAGCGGTACGGCTTCCGCTGCTCCACCGGTATAATGCCGTCTTTCGCAAGCTGTTGCACACGGCGATCGGTGACGCCGAAAAGCGACGCGATAATTTCTGTGCCTTGCAGATTTTTGCGTATTTCTGCCATGACGTCACCTCCTTTTTGTGTGCTCCATACGAAACGAAATGGTCAGAAAAAATTTTTTCAAAACTGCGCTTATTTTGGGCTCGCCAGCACCGCAGGGAAATTTTTCGCCCGGGAGGACCCGTGGCACGCGACGTTCCCTCGCGTTGCGATTTTCGCCCTTTGCTTGATAAATTTATTTATTTATGTTATTGCACCGCGTACAAGCCGTTCTCGCGCCTTGTGGTGCGTCACGTTTGCTTCATAACTCTTTCAACGTGGTGCTCGAACCTTTTCTCGAGCTCCGTGCTGATCTTCTTCTCGATAGTCTCACGAGCTCGACCGTCAATCATCTGCGGTACTGAGAGAGTGCGCACGACTTCGATCGGCATTCTGCCCTCGCCCATCCTCTGGAAGGGAAGAGCGGTGCCGCCTCTGCCCTCGGCAATAAACGTGCCGGGCGGGAGCTTGGAGCGTTGTCCTTTAATGATCGTCGCCTTTACTATGTACTTCTTGGGCGGTTTGATCATTGCAACTTCGGGGCCGCCTTTGATAGCCTGACCGGGAACGCGGTTCAGCTTGTTCTGCTGAGCTGCCGGCCGTTGCTTGGGCGCCATCTTAAAATGCACGGGCGTGAGCGTGCGCCCTCTATATACAAGAGTCACGCTGTCCACGGTTATGCCCGCCACATTTATTGTGGTCTTTCCGCGTTTCGGTTTTGTGGCCGCGTCCTTAATAGCCGCCGTGTCTACGCCGTAATGTTCGCGGACGCCTTGCGATACCCACGCGGGAGCTCTTGCGGCAAAGTCCGAGGTTGTTCTTTCTATCGCGGTCTTTCCGCCTTGCTCCAGCTTCCTGAGCTTTTTAACAATATCCGAGCCGCCTGCGGTCGATACGGTGAAGCCGCCGCCGGTCGTGCGTTTGGCTTTTCCTGCTTTGAATAAGTCGCTCATTGTTATCCCTCCGTTTTTATGTTTCCTTCCTCCCCGGTGTCGTTTCATCGAAGAAGAAGGAATACACACAAGAGGCGCCGGCGCAGAGGTACGGCCTCTAAACGTGGCAGCTCAGTCCCTCCACTGTCGCTGCTTGGTCGCGCCGGCATAAGAAAAAGCCGCCGGAAGTGTTTTATCTCTCCCGCCAGCTCTTGCTATTTTACATTATACAACGCGGCAATCTCTCCTTTGCTCCCCGCTTATCCCCTTTTATCTCTTTTACTCCCTTTTTATCCCCTCTGTCGCGCCCACGTTTCGCCGCTGTGGCTCGTTTTCCGCTTCGGCGGGTTTCTGCCCTCTCGAGGTATTTGTCTTTTTGTGAGCCTTTGTAGGCGTTTTCTGCCCTCTCTGAGGATATAAAAAGGCCGGGGAGGTTTCACCCTCTCCGGCTGTTTGTGCTATTCGTTTTCTCTGTGATCATATTCCAGCAGGTCGGCAATCATCGTCACCACGTATGCAGGCGGGTTGCCCTTGCCACTGAACCAATCCTGCACCGTGCGGATCGGAATGCCGAAGCGGCGGGCCAGCGCTGTTTGCCCTATGCTGTGGCTCTCGCAAATACTCTTGAGCTTTTGGCCGTTCTCTTTGATCTTCGGCTCGTTTTTGTTTTCAGTCATTGTTCGCCCTCCTTGATTACCTTGCAAGCATCCTCGCCATAAACAACGCCGAGACTTGAGCCGCAGTCCCATTTTACGTGGATTGTGCCTATATCATCCACGCCCACGACCGTGCCACGACAGCCCTCACATAAAGTCGTATTATACGGATCGTTCATTTTGGTGAGTTCCACCCGGGCGCCTACCGGGTACCATTCCCGTAGGCGGTTTACTGTCTCTTTGCTAATCATCCACATTTTTATTCTCCTTTTCTGCCCCGGATCCGTCCGCCGGAGCTCGGCTTTTTCTGTGTATTTTGTATAGTTCTCCCGGCGCGATTTCTGCCGAGTCAGGTGTTTGTTTTCGTCGTTTTGCACAATTAGAGGAGCGCGTCCTTTACTTGGTAGTGCTGGAGATCATACTGCCAGCGGAGCGCTTCCGCAAGGCTGTCGCGCGTCATGCAGGTGGTGTCACCGAGGTTGTGATAATAGCTATTGACGAGGATTGCCCGAGGATCGAGCTGCGCGATATTGCGGAGGGCTTCTATCTCGTAGTCCTCAAATATAAGGTGGCCCGCTCTGTCTATATCCGGCCAAAAGTCCTTGCTCATCCATCCCTTGCCGTCCTTCCAGAGTGCGATCCATCCGATCCCGTCGCGTGCTATGTCGAGAGCGTCCTGCGCTGCTTGTCTTATGCTTGCCATCTTCTTTTCCTTTCTGCCCCGGATCCGTCCGCCGGGGCTCGGCTTATTTATGAATTTACGTATTTCCAAAACTCATCGAATGCTTCTTGCGCGTCATTAGGCTGATTTTTCATTGCTTCGATTTCGCCCTCAGTGTATTCCTTTCTTGTCAATCGCTTCTTGGTCATTTCGAAGCAAGTGCCCATATTTATCCGTCCATGACATTCGCAACCGTAACCGCCGCACCATGTGCAACCATCCGCTTTCATTGCTTGGAAGACCTCTCTTTTGGTCGGCTCTATAATTTTCATTTCCTCGTTTCCCTTCGTTTTAACTTGCCGGGCGGTTTTGCCGCCGCCCTCGGCTCGGTGGTTTATCTGTGTGCGTGTATGGCGTATATGTGCGCGTTTCTTATTTCTGCCACTCTATCAAAGTCTGCGTCGGTTTTCGATATTCCGCTGTAAAGCCTTACCGTGTCCAGATTTCCCTCTTTGTCATACTCAAAATATCCGTATATCATATGGTCGGCGTTTTCATCTTCCATTTTGGATTTTGCGAGTTCGTGAGCTTCTTTTTTAAGTCTGTTGATCTCTTTCATTGTTTCAAAGCCGTGAAAATTTCCGTCGCAAAAGGTAGGTATAAGTTTCATTTTCTTTCTCCGTTTTATTTCGGGCTGTGCCCTTTCGTTGTATACATTATACCACGAATTTCGTGCAAGAAGATGTTCTTTGCGTACGTATTTTGTAAACGAAGTGTTAACTTGAAAATATATTAAAAATCCCGCCGGTGGTCGCGTTCTGGACTTCCGGCGGGCTCAAAGTATCGCAGTTCTATGACTACCCTCTCTGACTGTTTTTCTTGTTTTCTTGTGTTCTCATAATCTAATCTTTTGCTTTGCTTTTCTTTGGCGGTTCCGCTGCTCGGCAGCTTCCTGCTTGGATCGAATATAGTCCCGCTCCAGCTCTATGTAATAGTTCAGCAGATATTCCGTCCGGGTGTACACGGTATCCACTTTCCGGTTTTCATTCCATACCTCTACGCGGACGCCGGGTTTCAGCATCGCGCGGGCCTTTCGTGCAGAGGAAGTCGCAAGGAGCGTTTTCCCCTTCGTGCTCATTACTAAAAAAGTGTTATACTTCGCCATTTTGTGCCTCCTCTATGCGCTGTTATTGGTTCCTGCTTTGGCTGTATATTCTGGCAAGCGACTGGAGCGCCGAGCCGTGGATCTTAAAGGTGCGCTTGAGGTATCGCTCCTCGTTCTCGTCGTAGTCCGGTTCTTCACCGAAAAGCGCGACGCTGATCGGGCGCCACTTGGCACCGTCTAAATAGTGCAATTCTATGACGGTTTGCTCGTTTGGCTTTTTCATGAGTTCGATCAGTCCCTCGATCTCCTCCCGCCTTCGGCTTTCCTCGGCGTTCATATTGCCGAGCTTTTCCTTCAGCTCTTCCCACTTGATATAATCGCGCTCTATTTTACTGCTGCTAAAGTCATGACTGCCGCCCGGTGCAGCTGAGTAGCTCGGCCCCGAAGGCGAGCCCATGCTGAGTTCTAAATATTCGATCCTTTTCTCGATCTTATCAATTCTATCCTGTAGCTGTTTGTAGGCTGCAAGCAGCGCCTTGATCTCGTCGGTTTGTTTTGGCTGTTTTTCTGCCTTGACAAGCGCGAGCGCTGCTTCGTATGCCTCCACCGGCACTCTTTTGGTCTGACTCATGGGCTGCCCTCCTTTCCGCTGTTATTCCTCGAACATTCCCTCAAAATGATCACGACCCAACTCCACGCCATTTCTGATCAATCGTATCCCGGTTCTCTTGCCGGTCGTTCTTATGTATCGCTTTACTATGACGTCGACGTACTTTGGATCAAGTTCCATTAGACGTGCTTTTCGCCCTTCTTGTTCCGCTGCGATCAGAGTCGTGCCGGATCCGCCGAAGAGGTCTATTGCAATGTCGCCTTGCTTGCTTGAGTTCTGTAAAACTCGCGCCACAAGCTCCACGGGCTTCATTGTCGGGTGTTCTTCGCTCTTCTTTGGCCTTGGTATATCCCACACGTCGCTCTGTTTTCGATCTTCAAGCGGGCACAGCCTTGTTCCTTCTTTCCAGCCGTACCATATCGGTTCATATTTCGTGTGGTAGTCTTTTCGGCTCAGCACTAAGCTGTCCTTGTTCCATATAATTGTGCTCGACCAGTGATAATCGTTCTGTGCAAGCGTCAGCATCATATTGCCCCACTCCTGTGCGGACATAACAACATACGTCATTGCTCCATCCTTTGAAGCATAGTTCAGCGAGGCAAACGCCTTATTCATGAACTCTTTGAACTCTTCCGTCCCCATGAAATCGTTCAAGATCGTTCGCGGCTTATATCCCTGCGCGTTTTTTTCTGTGACCGCTCCATAGTTTACATTCCACGGCGGATCAGTAAATGCTACATCGGCTTTTTCGCCACCCATCAGGAGCTCGACATCTTTAATTTTCGTGCTGTCCCCGCAAAGGAGACGGTGTGCGCCAAGTATCCAAAGGTCGCCAAGCTGCGAGATTGTCTTTTCCGGCTCCGGAGCTTCGGGCACTTCGTCGGGATCGTTAAGTTCATTGTGGATCGCTTCGCTCAGGGCCGTGACAAGCTCTTCGACTTCATCTTCCGTGTAGCCCGTCATTTCGAGCGGGATCTCCCCGGTGTCAAGGTCTGCGAATATGTCCGCGAGCTTCACGCGGTCGATCTCTGCAAGCTCCGCTATGCGGTTGTCGGCGATCAGATCCGCGTACTCGTCAGCCTCTGTCGCGTAGTTCTGATAGTCGACCGGCACCTCTTTGAAGCCTTCAAGCTGAGCGGCTGCAAGGCGGCCGTGGCCCTTTACTATGAAGCCGGAGCGGGTGCTGACGGTGATTGGCTGGCGCCAGCCCTGCGACCGAATAATTCGGCCGAGGAGCTGGATCTGATTGTCCGGGTGTGTGTTCGGGTTCTTCGGGTTCGGTACCAGCTTTGCCACGTCCACGATCGCGTCGTGGGCACAATATACCGGCACGCCGGTGGCGATTGCTTTCGGTTCCGCTGTTGGTTTATGATTGTTCATTTGAGTGTCCTCCCTCTCTTGGTGGAGTTTCGTCGCAGAGTATGATCTGGACGTTGTATCCGTCTGTTTTTGTCTTTTTGATTTCGCGGTCGTGTTCTTCTTTGCACCGGTGGCGCAGACTGACGTCCGATTCTCCGGGTTCTCGCTTGATCTTGAAGTCCTTCCACGCTTTGAGCTCCAGCGCACGGCCTCCGAGGCATTGCGGCTTATCCCATACGCCCCACTCTTTTGCCAGCGCTATGATCTCCCGGTCTCTTTTGCGTCGGCGGCACCGGCTTTTCAGCTTTAAGATCACCACCACGATCGGCCACACGATTGCCACCACCAAACATGCGAAGAGCATGCCTCTTATCATGCCGAGATAAAACTCGCCTATAATTCAATTATTACG